TGCTATATTTTTTTAGCTTTTGAAGCTTAGGAACTATCCCATCTTGGATATTTTCCATTTTAATATACCCATAATATTCAAGAATAATAATCATAGCCATTACATCTGCTAATTCTTGTTCTAATTCACTTACGTGCTCTTCATCATACGGGCCAAATCTAATTAATTTAGAGGTGGCTTGTATAACTTCAGCGCATTCTTCTGACAAAATAGTCAGAGTTTCTTTCACATTCATTACTTTTTACCTAGCACATAGTCCTGTTTTTCCATTGCGTCGTCTAATATGCTTTTTAATATATCTCCCAATGCTTGATTAAAAAGGTTTTCACCATGAGGGTCATCCATTGGATAGTCTACAATTTCATAATCAAAGTTTATGGACTCAGTTTTATCATTAAGTTTAATATTAGTATATCTAAAAATGACATTATGATATTCACCACCCTCTAACCGCACATACCAATGGTCATCATCTCTACCATGTTGGTCTACAAATGACCATTTTTGAAATGGTATGTTATCTTTTAGTAAAGTTGACTTCATAATAAGAACCTTCGTAATCAAATTCAATTGTTGAATGACTATACACATTGCGTACAGTTCTTTGTTGTCTGGTTTCCTGTTTACAAACCATAGCTGTGGTAGTACTATTCTTTTTGGCTTCTTCTGAACCAATAGCTGCACCTATAATAGCTCCTGGTAGTTTACCATGTTCATCATCTATAGCATCACCAACAACTGCACCAAAGATTGCTCCCCAAAATGCACTATTAATAAGGTCATCTGGATTTGCTACTTGCTGTTGTTCACATACTTCAATTGTATATGGTTCTACATAGACAACTTCTTTGTAATGGTCTGTCACTACTGCACCGCTACCAGCTGCCATAACATGTGTTCCCATCATTAATAGGAATCCGGTCATAAACCATCCTAAACGTTTAATTTTTTCTTTCACTTTTTACTCCTAGGTAAAGGTACATTATTGTACCATTCAATAAACATTGCCATCAAAACTGTGGCAACCATAATAATATATAACACTGCAAAGCCAAGTATGAAAAATGGTAATAGTATTATAGTTATTATCCATTCTTTCCATTCATCCATTTTGGCATCTCTTAGAATTAGGATGTCGCTTGCATCTATAAGTTCCATGACTCATAATCTTTTTAGACAATACATTTTTATTAGCATCCCTTTTCCTTATAACGTATGGTATCATTGTCTTACTCATTAATCTTCACCAAAGGCAAGTGATGTGATGTGTCATGGTAATTGCCATCACCTTTAAAACTTCGTGTAACTGTTTCTTTGGTCAACCAACCATTAAGATTAATTTTATATGTAATAAATTCTTGATATAAAACACCTTTGGTGCTTGTTTCAAATGCTGACTTTAATGGTCCTGGTTTCATAACTCTTCCTCTACGTCAATTAAATACATAACCTCAGCTTCTCTTAATAAAGCTTCGGCATTCTTATTTGATTTATCCCATTCAGAATTATATATCTGAGGTCTTGTAGCAACAACCTTTTTAATTCCAACTTGGATTATTCCTTTAGCACATTCATTACAAATAGGTAAACCATAAACATATAAAGTAGAATCTTTTAAAGACACACCAGTAAGAGAAGCATTATATATAGCATTCATTTCTGCATGAACAACTAACTCATATTTTCTTTCTCTATTATTAAGTCTATCATCTGTGTCATGGATTCCTCTTGGGAAACCATTAAATCCTTGAGATAATAATTGACCATGTTCGCCAATAACTACTGCACCAACTTTAGTGCTTGGGTCTTTACTCCATGTAGATATTTCTTTAGCTAGGTGAGTATATTTTTCTCCCCAAGCTTTTCCTTGTAATAAACTACTCATATTTAAAATCCTCAAATTGTTTTTTTGGTGGGTCATCCCTCACATTTAAAGTTTGGGCTGAATCTTCTACATCATATAATCTCATTTTAGCTCTATCAACTCCAACAACAAACTTTTTATTTTTTCCTGTTGGGTCATTATATCTATTCTTTAATTGTTTAATCATTAACTGATTTAAATCTTCTAACTCTTCAGTAGATATAATAGCAAACATTAAGTCTGCCGTTGCTGGTAGACCAAATGATTCTGAGGTATCTTCAAGTCCAATATCTGAACTAGCAAACCCAGAACGTGTGGTTTGTGTGGCTGTGACAATAGGTAAATTATACTCTACAGCCAAGCCACGCAATTCTTCAGCAATTGCTTTCACATAAGTATATGAATTTATTGCTCCACCCAAAGATTTCATACGTGAACTTGCACATATGTTTAAATAATCTATACAAATTAAATCAGGTTTAAAGTCTCTCTTAATTTTTAATTCTTTTAATAATGCTCTGAAATGGATAGAACTTGCAGCACCTGTAGGATATTCCTTAACAATTAATTTGCCTACACCTTTATCAGTTAGCTTATGCATCTTCTTATCAAACATATCCTTTGACAAATTCTCTAATTGGTCAAGGGGAACATTCATAAGGTTAGCATCTATTCTCTCAGCTATCCGTTCTTCAGCCATTTCCATAGTTATATATAACACATTTTTAAATTGAGTTAAAGCACCGGCTGCTACGTGACACATAAATAGTGATTTACCCACGCCTGTACCTGCCAGAGCCACGTTCAGTGACTTATTAACTAAGCCTCCTTTGGTTATCTCATTAAATTTTACTAAGTCAAATGGTAGATGTTCCTCTGCTCTATGGTAAAATTCATACCTAGCATCTGAATCATCAACATAATCATGGCCAACTCTTAAATCAAAGCTAACTCCAAGAGCTTCAGATAATACTTCAGGCAATGCATTCTTATCTAAAGTTTCATGCTTACCCTCTATAATATCAATTGAATTCATAATTGCTAAATAGATTGCTCTATCTTGGCACCATTTTTCTGTATGTTCTATTAACCATTCAACAGTTTCCTCTCCTTTTTGAACACTTATTTCAGGAATAAGAGCTAAAGAGTCAGAGCCAACGTTAGTATTATTTCTTAATTCAATACTTAGTGCATCAGCACTTGGTAGCTTACTATACTTATTAACAAATCCAACAATCTCATTAAAGACTGCTCTATATGGTTCTTCAAAGTATATAGTTTTTAAATGAGGTATTACATTTCTAGTGTAATCCTCATTCAACATTAAGTTCCTAAGGATTAATGTTTCAATCTTCATCCCACCCCTCTTCTAAGTGTGAGACTTTAATCATATCGGCATGACCAATCTCAAATCTACGTTTAAGATATTCTTTAAAATCTGTTTTATCAAAGATAGGTTTCCAAAATGATTCCTTAAGAGTCTCAGCTTGACGAACCTTTTTATCTTCTATCTCTCCAGTCTTTTTATCAACCTTAGAGTACCAGCCCATAGAAGGTTTAACTACATAGCCACCTTCCATTGCACAATCTAATAGACCAGAATATTGTTCAATACCACCTTCCCATGTTACTGATATAGGAATCTTAGATTTCTCTTTAACAAATCTAGATTTCTCTACATTAATCACAAAGTGATAGCCCATAATTTCTGTTCCCTTTTTCTCTTGTCGTCTACCAAGAATCCAGATATTATCACTTGAGTAATAAATACCTGTACCACCTGATACAATAGCCTTAGGAAATAAACCAATCTCTTGGTATGTGTGATTGACAGCAAGTAATGGAATATCTCTCATTGTCAAATATGGTGTGGTCATTCTAAATAAACCTTTAAGAGCTTTTGCCCTTGACATATCTGCTACTGATTTTTCATTCATAGCATCAGTTAATTCTTTAATAGATGCAAGATTACCAATAGAGTCAATCATAATAATAACTTTATCTTTGCGTTCAATATTCTCTAATTGATTAATTAGGTCAAACTTCAGTTCCTCGACATTAGTAATGGGACTATGGAGTACTCGGGAAGTGTCGATACCGAACGACTTAAAGTATTGCTGGGGTGAACCAAATTCTGAATCATAAAACAATAGAACAGCATCATCATATTTTTCTAAATATGCTGCCGCCATTAATAATCCAAAGGAAGTTTTAAAATTCTTAGATGGTCCTGCCAATACAGTCAGTCCTGAGGTTAATCCACCATCAGGGTCTCCTGATAAAGCAACATTAATCATTGGAACCTTTGTTGGTACCATCTCTTGGTTAGAAAAAATCTTGGATTTGTCAAGAGTATCAGTCTCTTTAATCCTAGAATTCTTCTGCAATTTATCCATTATACCCATTTATATCTCCTATTAATTTCAAAGTATACTACTATTATATCATAAATATCAGCCAAAGTAAATAGATTTACATAAATTTTTCTAAAGTATTTGGCGTGGTTTGAATTGAATGGGATTTATTATCTTGTATAACAAAGTCATCATATATCATTTCACATCCACCCTCTAAAAACTTCTTAACATTATATGCCATATCCATTGCAGTAGTTACTGGTACGTTTTGACATATATGATTAAGATTTTTCTTAGGGTCTATAAGATTAAAATCTTCTGGCAATTTCATAACACCCATTGCCTCTCTATATGTTAGATATCTATCTTCATCTGGGTGAGCTAATTTAAAAGGTAGGTGAGCAACAAATGCTCCAATAAAATCGCATGGGATTTCAGTAGTACGTCTCATTATATTACCACCATCATCTAATTTTTTATGCATACCTCTTGCTTTTTGTGCCTTTTCATTTTCACCAAGACCTTCTAGCCAATCTGCATAGTCATTATAATTACTATGTTTTTCAACATATTCTTGAACATTAACACTTCTTTCTAGTGTCTTTTGAAAATCATTATGACTCATGCCATTATGTAATTTTTCTAATATATATTTGTA